TCGTCTGCGTCGTGATCGCGGCGCTGGCGCGTGGTCGCCGGCGCAGGAAGGAGTATTGCCTACTATGAGCAAGGGTAGTTTCATCGGGCAACCTGTAATGCCCTACGTGGGCATGAACACCGGCGTTACTGCGCCATCGCAACCGTGCCTGGACGAGAACAACAGCTATCACCCGGAACGCTGCGACCGGGCGCGCTGCGACAAGCCGTGGTGCAGCCGTGGCCGCCCGCAACGTGAGTTGACTCACATCGAGGACCTGGCGCAGGAGCAAGGCCGGCCCGCAGCGGTGACGATTCATTGCCATAGTTGTGGAGCGGCGCTGTCGTCGGTCTCCATGTGGCAGGCAGAACGCAAGGCGCGGCTGTGTGGCTGGGATGTGCGCCGCCGGCTGTGCCCAGCGTGCCGGGAGCCGGCGCCATGAGCGTCGTTATACCGATGATCGCGCAATGGCTGTACCTGATCCAGCCCATCAGCCAAGAGATGGACGTTGACTGGCACATCACGGCGGCGATCATCTACGTCGAGAGCCGCGGTGACCCTGCAGCGGTCAGCCCGTGCGGGGCGGTGGGCCTGATGGGCGTCATGCCCTACGGGCTAGAGCATCGCCTGGCGCTACGCGACCCAGAGCACAACATCATAGACGGTACAGCGATGATGCGGGTGATGCTGGACGCGACCGGCGATGATACGCGGCTGGCGTTGATCGCCTATCACATGGGGTTGGTCGGGGCAGAGCGCGCGGGCTGGCTGCGGTCGGTTGACGGCCGCGAGTACGTGCGTCGCATTGCCGACGCGTGGGCGCTGTTGTTTCCCGGCCGGCCGCTGCCCTGGGCGCGGGTGCGGCCACGCGGTGCAGGAGAGCAAGAATGATTCCACCATCATCAGCGGATCTGAAGGACACCCTGCGCGCCGTGCTGGCCTGCAACGCCGACGCGTGGATCGAGGCGCTGCGAGTGCTGCCACGCCGCCAGGCGGCCTGTATTGAACTGATCTATTATCGCGACATGACGCAGGAGCAGGCGGCGGAAGTGGCTGATATTGGCCGGGCGTGGCTGGGGGAAGACGCGCGCTGAGGTGGAGTGGCTACGGGTAGAGGTAGAGAGCGGCCGCCATCGGCATGTTGCTAGAGCGGCGCGACTAGATAGCAGGGCGGCGGGATTCCGCCGCCCTATTGACTTTTGCGTCACGTTGGTGTATAATAACGGCAGGTGGGATTATGTCTAGCAATGGCGAAATCAGTCATATCAGCAAGCTGCGGCAGGACGCCAGAAACGCCCGCAAGCACAATCCGCGCAACGTCGGCATGATAGAACGGGCTCTGAATGAGGTCGGGGCGGCCCGCTCTATCGTCATTGACGAAGAGGGCCGCATCCTGGCCGGAAACGCAACCGTCGAGGCTGCGGCTCAGGCCGGGATTGAGCGTGTGCAGGTTGTGGACGCGGACGGCGAGACCATTATCGCCGTCAGGCGCAAGGGCCTGAGCGAGGAGCAGAAGGCCCGCCTCGCGTTGTACGACAACCGGGCGGCGGAGTTGGCCGACTGGGATGTCGATGAGCTACTGGAGAGCCTGAAGCGGGATGAGGATGCGCTCGACGGCCTGTTCGACGACTGGGAATTGCGCAAGCTCATTCACGACTTCGGGACTGACGTGGACATCGAGAGCGAATGGCAGGGAATGCCTGAATTCGAGCAAGAAGACAACCTCGGCGCATTTTCGTCCATCACGGTGCACTTCACCGACGCCGCCGCGATTGAGGAGTTCTCGCAGAAAATTGGGCAGACCGTCACGTCGCGCACAAAGTTCATTTGGTATCCGAAACAAGAGCGGCTTAACTTGAAGGGGTTCATCTCGCATGACGAATCCTAGATACCCTGTCTATATCGTTTCAAAGGGGCGCTGGAAGTCCCGCTACACAGCAAAGGCTCTTGAGGCTCGCCATATCCCGTACTCGATTGTGATTGAGCCTCAAGAGTATGAGCAGTACGCCTCCGTCATAGACCCGGCGAAAATCCTCGTGCTGCCGTTCAGCAATCTCGGTCAAGGCTCCATCCCCGCCCGCAATTGGATTTGGGAACACTCGCTTAAGCTGGGGGCAGAGCGGCACTGGATATTGGACGATAACATTTCAACGTTTTTCCGCCTGCATAGGAACATAAAGTATTATACCGATTCAGGCGCGACCTTTCGTGCGATTGAAGACTTCGTAGACCGTTACGAAAATATCGCTCTGGCCGGGATGCAGTACAAGGTGTTTGCGCCGCGCAAGGCCAAACACCCGGCGTTCACGCTGAACACCCGCATCTATTCGTGCATCTTGATTAATAATAGCATCCCATACCGATGGCGGGGGCGCTACAACGAGGATACCGACCTTGCCTTGCGCGCCCTGAAAGACGGCTGGTGTACTGTGCTATTCTACGCTTTTCTCGCTGACAAAAAGGCGACCATGCGGCTCAAGGGCGGCAACACCGAGGAGCTATACAAACTTAACGACGGCCGGGATGGGCGGCTGCTGATGGCGCAATCGCTGAAGCGGCAACATCCAGACGTGGTCGAAATCACGTGGAAATGGGGTCGCTGGCAGCACAAGGTGGACTACCGCCCGTTCGCAAAAAACAAGCTCATTCGCAAACCGGGGATTGAGATACCGCAGGGCGTTAACAACTATGGCATGACGCTGCTAGAGGGGGAACCCATACCCGTGTAGGGTATGAGGTGGTGTTAGCATGTTATTGACACATGAAGAGGCGCGGCCGTGAGACCCGAAAAGTTCACCGTCGCGCAAGTGCTGGCCGCAATCGAAAAGGGGCATACCGGCGCGGCGGCGGCGCGCATACTTGGCTGCGCGGCGCAGACTGTTCGCAACTACGCCGACAGGTATCCGACCGTGCGTAAGGCGTTGGACGGCGAGCGCGACGACATCATAGACTACGCCGAGCTTGGGCTGCGCAAGGCCGTGCTCAGCGGGCAACCCTGGGCGATTGCGTTCGCCTTGAAGACGCTGGGCAAGAAGCGTGGCTATGTGGAGCGTCAGGAATGGCGCGAAGTGCAGGATGCGGAGATAGATGCTGAGATTGAGCGAGGATTGGCGCGCCTGGCCGCCGCAAGCGAAAGCCAAAATGCACGCCCGGATACAGGCGCTAACAAATGAGGCGCTATATCGGGACTGGCGCGAACAGGCCCGACCTGAACAATTGCCGCCGCCCGGCGATTGGCGTGTGTGGCTGATGCTGGCCGGGCGCGGATGGGGCAAGACGCGCGCCGAGGTAGAATGGCTACGAATGGAAGTTGAGAGCGGCCGCCGCCGGCGCCTGGCCATTGTGGGGCGCACCGCCGCCGACGTGCGGGATGTCCTTGTCGAGGGCGAGAGCGGCATCCTTGAGAAGGCCCGCCCGTCGTTCCGCCCGCGCTATGAGCCGGCCAAGCGCCGCTTAACCTGGCCGAATGGCGCCATCGCGACCACCTACAGCGCCGATGAGCCTGACGCTCTACGGGGGCCGCAACATGACGGCGCTGTCGCTGATGAGCTGGCGGCGTGGCGCTATCCCGACGCCTGGAATCAACTGATGTTCGGGCTACGCATTGGAGACGACCCGCGTTGCGTTGTGGCGACGACGCCCCGCCCGACCAAGCTCATTAAGGAGCTTGTCGCCGACCCGAAAGTTGTGGTGACGGGCGGCACGACGTATCAGAACGTGGCTAACCTTGCGCCGGCGTTCATCGAGCAGATTATCGCCCGCTATGAGGGCACGCGCCTGGGGCGGCAGGAGTTGCTGGCCGAAATCCTGAGCGACACGCCCGGCGCGCTATGGAACCTGCAGGAGATTGACAACCTGCGTGTGCAGGCCGCGCCGCATCTCTCGCGCGTGGTGGTGGCGGTAGACCCGGCGGCGTCGTCAAGTGAAGACGCCGATGAGACGGGCATTGTGGCGGCGGGGCTGGGCGTAGATGGACATGCCTACGTGCTTGAAGACAGGTCATTGCGCGGCAGGCCGGCGCAATGGGCGGCTGCGGCCGTCGCGCTATATGACAAACTTAAGGCCGACCGCATCGTCGGCGAGGCGAACAACGGCGGCGAGATGGTGGGGCACACGATTATGACCGTTGACCCGACGGTGAGTTACCGGGCCGTACATGCCAGTCGCGGCAAGCTCACTAGAGCCGAGCCGGTGGCGGCCCTGTATGAGCAAGGGCGGGTGCATCATGTCGGGACGTTTCCGGAGCTAGAAGACCAGCTTTGCAACTGGACGCCCGGCGACGCGTCGCCCGACCGCATGGACGCGCTGGTGTGGGCGCTGACCGAACTGATGCTGGAAAACGCCGGCGGGCAGCTGGCGATCCTGATATAGGCGGGATGATGCAGACGAGCATGCTAGGCGGGGGAAGCGCGACGAAGGCTTCCATCGAGCAATTCTT